GAGATTTTGATTAGCGATTCCACTGAGAAAGAGACCACAAAAGATGCAGACTACATTCGATGTACAAGGCATTCCCATCACAACGATCCCCAACAACCAGCCTGGCGATTACTGCACGGTCTACAACACCATCGCTGTCTGTCCCAATTACACGATTGTCGATGATGGCACTCACATCATCATTGAGTTGGATGAAGATCTCGAGAGCATCTCCAACTTCTCTGGATCTCAGACACGGACTCATCGAATCTCCAAGTCAATCCTCCGAACCCTTCCTCATGAGCTTGCCTCCTGGTCACTCTTCGGCTCTTCTGACGTCAAGCTGAACAACAGCAATCGTTGGTCGCGCGCCCCTAAGCACACACCTGACTTTGCTTTTCAGTCTCACCAACTGATCAGCATCGAGCTGAAGACTCGACAGGACGGCCCACCCAACGATGGCCTCTGGCGAACTGCGGCTCTTGCTTATGACTGGACAAGCCTGGGTTACCTCGCTCCTTGGAAGTCACTCGGAGTCGGGATCACACCTCTCGGCTTCTGTTTTGATCCTGAGCTCCAACCTCTCATCAGTGCCAGGGGTCCTGATGCTCTCAAGTCCTTCGTCTTCGGTCTCTCTGTGGCTCGTAGAATGAATGCCACCGACAACTACACCAACTGCATGCATCAGATCCCAGACCTGCCACTGGAGGATGACTCCCCTGATCCTGTGATCATCACCAAGGAGAAGGTCCAGAAGTATGCAGCACCTTCTTCCTCAACCCTTGTTGAATCACTCCTCAACTTCGGACCCCTCAACATCCCCAGCACGCCTGATCCTTCTCTTGGTGAGCCAACAGTCCTCAAATCCTATCGGCACAACCTCCCAACTTGGTTGAGCCGCAACCTCAAGGAGCCACCCATCATGGCATCAGGTGCCATCCATGAGGCAATCATCAACTCAGTTAAGAACTCACTGTCGAACGGAGAGGTCAGTGGCAAGCTCTATGTTGATGGCTCTATCATAGATGTGGCAGTCTCGGAGGCTGGCTCGATTGAGAGGGGTCTGTGGCACAAGCGCATTTTCCCTGAGGATGCTGTTGACAACAAGTTTGTCGGATCGCAGAACAAGAACAAGCTCTCGCTCGCAGAAGCTTCGGAGATTCGCAAGCGATTTGAGCACCACCCTCAATACAATGATTTGAAAGCCATGGTCACTGACTTCAAGGAACGGAAGCACCGAGAGAACATGCCACCCACCCCACTCGGTAATTCTCTGCCAGATGCACTCTTCAAGGTTTCTGTCAATGATGAGGAAACCTACAGCCGAGTCGATGGCACTGAGGAAACCCTTCCTTTCCAAGAGGAGCTTTGGTGGCACGCCCTCAAGAATGCTGAGTCTGTCATTGCAGAGATCAATGTGGGCCGTGCGCACTACGCCAAGGAGTGGAATAAGTGGAATTGGGTCAGGCTCCCTGATGGCAGCTACCTGTTTCGTCAGTCAACCGGGCTCTTCTCTCCAAGCTTCTTCTTCCTTGTTGCACGTGGCTCACCTTGCTTGAGTGGCCACAAGATGATCCCTTGTGGGAACGGGTGGCACATTTCTCAGAATGCAGGAAGCTTCGATGAGAAGAAGGTAAGTCAGTACATAAGCATCTGTGAACGCCTTTCTGCAGCTCGATCCTATCTTGAAGAGACCAGTGACAACTCAGAGATTGCCGCAAAGCGCTTCACCATGATCCTTTGCTGCTCTCTGGATGGCAAGCAGAAAACTGTTGACATGATGCAGCTCCTTCGCTTCTATTACATGGAACAGACCACATTCGCTCAGAATTATCGGAAGCTTCTGTCCAAGGTGGAGGGTCCCCTCCGCACTCGAGTTCAGTGTCACATTGCACACTTCTTGATGACTGCTGGGAAGTCTGAGATGTTGATCGATGAAGAGGGAGTGATCCGAGCGAGGAAACTGATCGACTGGTCAACTGGTGAGCCCTTATCAGACTTCAGTCAGGCGATTGACCTCTCCTACTACCACATGGTGTGTCCTCATGCAAACACTGACAACATGAGGGGCCTTGTCCAGATAGTCAAGAAGATCCTCTCTCAAGAAGTCAAGATGAAGGACGTGCGAGATGAATTCACGGGCGAGTCGCCTTGCAAAGATCCCAGTGACCTCCGACCTCATGAGTTCTGTGGTGCCACTACTGCTTACCTAGGGACTTACCTGAACAGCTGGCTCAAGAAGAAGTATGGCGATGGTGTCTTCTCTCGAATCTTTGAGACGTTCAAGCAGAGGATCGACAAGCTCGACTGGATCGACTTCTGCACCATGAAGAAAAGCACAGATCTCTCTTCCGATCAGCAATCCAAAAGGATCTATTGTTTTGAGGCTATCAGCAAACTGATGGCCGAGATGAATGGCATGGTCTATGATTTCCTTGAGCACTTCTTCAGGTTCTCCGAGACAGATGAGGGCTTGGTGATCTCCATCTTCAAGAAAGATCAGGCATCAGGGGTCAGAGAAATCTGTGTCTTGTGCATCACCACCAGATTGATCTTTAAGTACCTTGAGACCTTCGCTCGTGTCATCAACGAGATGCTACCAAATGAGATGCTCTCCACCCCTTCAGACAAGGCATCTGCGAACAGCAGACACTTCCAGAAGGTGGCGATGGTCAGAAGTGCCATGTCAAAAGACTCAAAGAGGGTCCATGAGGTCTGCACCTTCTCTAGCAGCTCTGATGCAAAGACCTGGTGTCAGCAATTCATCATGCCTAATTTCCACACCTTCTACCAAGGCTTGCTTTCCAGTGAGACAGATGAGTCCAGGAGGTTCCTATCCATTCAGGGTCGAGCGTTCAATCTCATTTCCAGGAAGGAGTTTTTGATAGATGCTAGGCTCAAGGAGTGGCTCCAGACCAGTGACGATCACAGAATTGAAGATGAGACCCTCATGCTCCTCAAGGAAATCTTCAACTCAGATGATCATCCACTGAAAGGTCGGTGGGGATTCAAGAACAGGAGCAACATGATGCAAGGTATTCCTCATGACACCAGTTCAATGCTTCATGCTGCTTACCTTCTGTTCTGCCAGGATCTCTACACCAACCTCCTGCCCAAGATCCTGGAGCAGCAGAAGGTGAGCTGCAAGGTTGTCTGTTCGACAAAGTGCTCCTCCGATGATTCATCTGTCCTTCTCAGCTTCATATTCGATGACTCATGCCCAGATGCATACCGCAAGTGCAGAGTATTGGGTACTAAGGCCCTCTGGAACCTCGAGCTCAGCAAAAGGCTTGTGGGAATCACCACATCTGTTGAGAAGAGTACGATCTCGACTGTCAGCTCCGTGGAAGAGTTCAACAGCCGGTTCCAGGTGGGTTCCCAAGTCCTTCCAGCCACAATCAAATTCATCTGGTCTATCTTCAGCATGGGCTACCACCCGAACCTTGCTGCCCGAGTTCAGGCTGGTTTTTCTTCGATCAATTCCCTGTACTCAGAGGGTGTCTCTTGCAGTATGATGTCTAAGCTCCACATCTTGATGAAGAGGTTCCAAAACAGGATGCTCATGCTACACCCCACTGGCTTTGTCCACAACAGGCTCAACGACAGTTTGTTCATCGAGCTCGGATGCTACCTAGTTCCTCCAACAAGGTTGACAGGGATCATCGACTTCAGGACCATGCTTAACCTGATCATCTCTGAGAAATGGAAGAACTGGCAGGACTTGCTGAAGATGCCGCTCCGTGCAATGGGAAGTGAGGAGATATACAGCTTGAACTCCGCTGTTTTTGCTGCTGATTCACACAGGAACTATCGCCAAATGCTTACCAAGCAAGGAGTCGACAGGGATCAGATCTCTGAGAAGATTAGGGAGGATCCTGTGCCCGTCCTATTAGGCAATGCTCCGAGGGAGATCCAACTCAAGATCAAGCTTCTTTCCCCAGGGATCAAGATCTCAATGAGCTTTGTGAGCATGGCAAAGATCCAGGCAATCAGCTGCTACAGCATGACGAGACCTGTGATCACCCTTCCTGAAGGCTACGTCAACCCCTCTCTGGAGTTCTACGAGTCTTACACACAAGAGATTGAGAGGCTGAAGGATGAGAGGGTTCCAAAGAGTAAGTGGCCATCACGTCTCCAGTTCTTGCCGCAGGTGAACAAGTTTAATCTGGATGAAGCCATCGCAGCCCTCAACAACTCCGCTTGCAGACCCTACAGCTTTGAGGACTCCGAGCAAGTCCAAGTGGCTAAATCCCTGATGGCAATCAAGCTCAAAGAAGTACCCTACCTATTCAGCAGGCAACGAAGGAACCAGGCTCGTTCTTTAACCGGTCACATCCATCAACCTTACACTGTCCTTGATGTGATGGGTCGGACATGGTTCAGCAAACGGCAGTTCTCTGGGGTGAAAGATGCTCAGCATGTCATGCCAGAAATGAAGAGGGCGTTTCCCTTCCTTGACGACGACATCCAAGCAACACTTGACAACATTGGCACTGATTGGTTGGGACTTATTGGCCTTTGCAGGATGAGCCTTGATTCTGAGTGCCAGATCAGATTCTTTGCCCCAACTGCACCTCCATCTGCCTCCAGCAAGGGCCTGTACCTCCACCTGATGCTACACACTTGGCACAAAACGAAGAGCTTGGTGCCTCTGGACTCTCGGTCGATCATCTCAGAACGTGTCAACCTCCGTGGCCACTCGTACGAGGATGTCGATCTTGCTGGGAGGAACATCTTGACCTCTGAGTCACTAAAGATGCTGGGGGTGAGCGACAAACTCACGGAGCTCTGCAATGAAGTTACTGAGAGGAACCATCGACTTCTCTGTGACCAGCTGGTGAAAGATCCTGCCAGCTTGACCTCCTCCGATTTGAAGCTCATGGTTTCAACCGGCCACAAGATGCCAAGGTTCACCCTCAGTCAACTCATGGGACCCCACTCAGAAGTGCTGTTGCGAAATTCGAGGGACTCCTGGGTGGGTTGTTACAAAGGGAAAGACTTCGAGGTGAAGGCAGAGGCTGGTGTTGTGAAAGTTGTCTACACCAGATGCAAGGACAGCCGAATCCATAGAGGCATCCTTCGACTCATTGGTGAGAGAGCACACGTCGAAATCAAAGATCCGACGTTCGATCTCAACACCCTGATGACAGTTGACTTTGTGATCAACCCTCATCCCGATACCAGCTCTGCAAAAGTCTTCTACAAGAGTTACGAGGATGAAACTGACGAGATGTCGGGGAAAGTATTCCTTTACAATCAGAACTACCCCATCACCAACAACGACCATGCGAAATGGATGATTGAGCAATGCATCGAGGGCGATGAAAGGGTTTTCGTTTGGATGGTGCTGGGTCTCATACCGACCTCTGACTTTCAGGTAAACTTCATCATGGACCGCATAAGGACAAGCAACCCAGGCATCCAGAACTTGCTCAAAATCATGGGGATGGAGCTTGCTGCTACAGAAGATGATTCACGAGCTCAGCTCCTTGAATCCTTGGCCATGCTGGGTGATCAACAGGAGTCTGGCGCTGAGGACTGCATCCTAACAACAGAGAGTGTCGGGGGATCAGATGACGACCACGAGAACTTCATTGATGCAGTGCTAAGGGAGTTTGGAATGCTGGAAGGTGATGATTCAGAAAGTCAGATGGAGGACGGCAACATGCTACTTGGTGGTTATGATCTGATGGAAGAAGACGAATTCATGAAGATGGTTGCAGAAGCGCCGAGAAGGTTTGGCAGTCGGCCTGAGGTGAACACTAGGCGGTTCAGGACATCTGGGATGATAAGAGCGAGCGTTAGGAGGATCCTGGGAGAGCGAGAAAAGCTCAGATTGCTCGGAGTCTCACAAGGCGCATCTGCAAGTTGGCTTCACTTCTTCTACGTTCCACCCCTTCCCACCCGAACCTTCTCCAGTAGCGATGAGGAGGACCCTCCATCTGAAAGTGATGCAGCTTAATCTGATGTGTAGCTAATAAATCAAATAAAC